CATACTGCTAAGTATCGCCGCAATCATCAACGCGAAAAGGAGATAAAAAATGTACGATAGAGCATATTATGAACTGTACAAAGGGCAAAGAGGGCCGAAAACGCCGGACGAATGTGAATACTTTATCCGAAAACTTTACAGAGCGTTCAAAAAAGCGTATACTGTAGAAGAGGCGAAAGCCATCGTAGAAGAAATCTACAAATACAAAAGCCAAAAGGCAGAAATGGAGTTGAAACAGTGGCAATCATCAGTATGAAGCAAATCGAGAAAGCCGTCAAAATCATGATGGACATTCTGGAAAAGCTGGACATGATTTATCATGCACTGCACGACAAGGAGGATGACAGCAATGGCAAAACGCACGAAGATGACCAGCAGTAAAGACAAAAAGGTCTTTACCCAGACGGCAAAAAAAACCAAAGCCGTCAACGTCAGCCCGAAGAACATGAGAGGAGGCACCAGACTGTAATGCTGAGACGTTATTATGCAATCTACGACAAAGTCGCCAAGACCTTCAGCGGCCTTTTCGAGCAGCAGAACGACGCAGTTGCAAGCAGACTCTTCGAGAGCCAGCAGAAGAACAAAGACAGCTTTATCAGCGTCAAGCCGGAAGATTTCCGGCTGCACTACATCTGCACCATGGAGGATGAGACCGGCGAAGTCATCGATAACACCAACATGTGCGTATGTGAGGGCAAGCCCAATGAGTGAGTTTCGGAGCGCATACAGCGGACAGGTAAGGCATACGAGCCTGACCGGCAACGGCCACGAGCCGGAATATGAGTACAAGGTAACGGACGAAGGCCGGGAACTGGTAAAAACCGGCGAAACAGACGTCTATGCACTCATCCAGAGCCGTCTGGATGAGACCAAAATCGAGAACATCATCAAGCGGGCAACATACGACCCGACCGCACTGGGCAGTCAGGACTGGCAGACCAGCGAGACGATGACCGATATTTCGGACGCGCCGACAAACTACCACGAGTGGTATGGGCGTATCAAAGACGCAGAAGCGGAGTTTGACAAGCTGCCCATCGAGGTCAAAAACAAGTGGGACAACGATGTGGAAAAATACATCATGGCCTATGGAACCCAAGAGTGGGCAGACAAAATGGGCATAGCAAAACAGAAAGCCGAAGCGGAAAAACCGGCTGAAAAAAGTGAGGTGAAAGAATGAACCGCAACAGTGAATACAACTTTGCACAGAATCCGCAGGTCGGAGTAAGCCGCAGCCGATTCCAGCGCAACAGCGACAACAAAACGACCTTCAACACGGGCGACCTCATCCCAATCTATCTGGATGAGGTGTTGCCGGGCGATACGCACCAAATCGACGTTGCCTGTGTCATGCGAATGGCGACACCCATCTTTCCTGTGATGGACAATGCCTACTGCGACTTTTACTTTTTCTTCGTGCCTAACCGCTTGCTCTGGGAACATTGGAAGGAGTTCATGGGCGAGAACAAGGAAACAGCATGGACACCTAAAACGGAGTACAGTGTGCCGCAGGTGACGGCACCGACCGGCGGATGGGCGGAAGGTACGCTAGCAGACTATCTGGGGCTGCCTACCAAAGTCGAGGGCATCAGCGTGAGCGCTCTGCCCGGCCGAGCCTATGGTCTCATCTACAACGAATGGTTTAGGAACCAGAACGTCACGCAGCCGACGCTTGTAGAAGTGACGGATGCGACCACGACCGGCAAAAACGATGGCAGCGCTACCAACGACAGTGCTATCACGTTGGCAAAGCCTCTCAAAGCAGCGAAGGTGTTTGACTACTACACCGGAGCTTTACCGGAGCCTCAGAAAGGCGAGCCAATCACGATTCCGCTGACCGGAAACGCGCCCATTAAAAGCTACCTAAACCAAGAAATGACAATACCAGCCGCCGTAATTAAACCCGGCAACTCATACACAACGTCCGGCTGGCCATGGGATGTCAACGGCAAAGCATACCTGTTCCAAAACAACATAGATGGAACGGCAACGATGACAGGCCAAGCTAAAAGCGGAACATCTTTTGGCGATAAAATCGACGGGCAAACAAGCGACATAGCCTTCTTGGGAGCCGACCTTGGAGCAGTAACAGCAGCAACCATCAACCAGTTACGTCAGGCATTCCAGATTCAGAAGCTGCTCGAAAAAGATGCACGAGGCGGCACGAGATACCGCGAGGTGCTGCGCGAGCACTTCGGGGTTATCTCTCCTGACTCTCGTATGCAGATTCCGGAGTATCTGGGCGGCTACAGACTGCCTATCAACGTGTCTCAGGTTATCCAGACCTCTTCGACCGACGGCACGAGTCCGCTGGGCAACACAGCGGCGTTGAGTGTAACCACCATGAACAAACCTATGTTTACCAAGTCCTTTACTGAGCATGGTTTCGTTATGGGTCTGGCAGTCGTCCGTACCGACCAGACCTATCAGCAGGGTATCGAGCGCATGTGGAGCCGCAAAGGCCGGTATGATTACTACTGGCCAGTACTGGCAAACATCGGTGAACAAGCCATTCTCAACAAAGAAATCTATGCACAGGGCAAAGCGGCAGATGAAGAGGCGTTTGGCTACCAAGAGGCATGGGCCGACTACAGGTACAAGCCCAGCAAAGTAACTGGGCTTTTCCGAAGCAACGCAGCACAGAGCCTCGATGCATGGCACTATGCACAAGATTACGACGCACTGCCCACGCTGAGTACGGCATGGATGGAGCAGACCGACACCGAAATGAAGCGAACTCTTGCGGTACAGTCTCAGCCGGACTTTATTGCAGACTTCTACTTTATGAACAAAACAACGCGGTGTATGCCGGTGTACAGCATTCCCGGCCTCATCGACCATCACTAAAACAAAGGAGAAAGCCGGGGAAAAATCCCCGGCTATTTTTAAAAATGGCACTACCAGCTATTTTAGGAGCCATAGGAACAGGCGCAAAACTGCTAGGCGGAATAAGCGGCCTCATAAACGCCGGAACAGGCATCTTTAACGCACTCAAAGGCACATCAGGCAGCGGCAGCACCTCAGCTGACAGTTACAACAAAGCACACGGCGAAGGCGGCTCAACCATGACCAGCGAAAGCGGCGTAAACATGGACCAGACAAAAGAGCTGGCTAAATACTTTCTGGGGCAGAGCCAACAAGCGCAGGGCATGCAGAGCATGCAAAACAACAAAAACTCTCTCATGGCACTGGGCTTAAACACTCTGGGAGCTATCCAGCAGGGCGTTTACAATCGCATCCAGCAAGACGCGGCAATGTCCTACAACTCCGCAGAGGCAGCAGCTAACAGAGCATGGCAAGAGCGCATGAGTAACACAAGCTATCAGAGGGCAATGGCCGACATGAAAAAAGCAGGGCTTAATCCTATACTGGCCTACGCACAGGGCGGCGCAAGCACTCCGACAGGCGCACACGGAACAATCGGGCAAAGCAGCATAAACGCACCAAGCGTTGGAACGCAAGCAGCAAGTATGCCGACAATCTCCGGAACAACCGCAAACTACTCGAAAACCAAAGCGGAAAGCTGGAACTGGACAGACTCGAGCGGAGAGATGCACAGCAGCGGTTACAACAGCTATCAGACAGACTTCCCGGACTTAACCGGATGGCTCAACCAAAACAACAACAGCGGCAAAAGCACAGCAGCCGGAAGCGGCAAAAAAGACAAAGAAGGCTTCGGCGGCAGCAAAGGAGGCAAATTTAAGTGAGCTGCGCAAGACCACTCATCAGAGTATACAATCCAAATGACCACAACATAACAGGCTCAATCATGACTCTGGAAACATACCGCGAAAGAGCACACAATCCAACAGCAACATATGAGAGTCTCGCGTACCGCACAGACGTGATGCTGCTGCCATGTGGCAAATGTCTCGGGTGCAGACTCAGACAACGGCAAGACTGGGAGACAAGAATGCTAATGGAGTCAAAAACACTGACGCCAGTATGGTTTTTGACGCTGACGTGGAATCAAGAGTATGTGCCAGGCATGGTAAGAGAAACAGGCGAAATCATAAGAGGCGCAGTACACCAGTGGACGAGCGGAAACGCACCGGAAGTAGTGCAAATCCTACTGCAAGAGGACATGGTGCGTTTTAACAAAAGGCTGCGCAAAAAACAGGAAACGTCCGATAAATGGGGCTTAGACCTGAGATATTTTTATTGCGGAGAATACGGCGAAAACACGGGAAGACCGCATCATCACGGCATTTATTATGGTTTGGAGATACCAGACCTCAAGAAAAAAAGGGGGGATAATCCGTACTTTGAGAGCGAAGAAATAAACAAAATATGGGGTATGGGCAACGTCATCATCGCAGAGGCATCACCGGAAACGATGGCCTATGTAGCAGGGTATGTAACCAAAAAGACATACGGAAACGACAACAAAAGGTATAGGGAGTTAGGTTTAACACCGCCATACTGTTGTATGTCAAGAAATCCGGGTCTAGGCTATGACTACTACACGAGCCATAAAGAGCAGATGTACGCAGATGATGGGCTATACTTTAACGGTAAAAAAAGGCCGATACCGAGGTACTTTGATAAAAAATACGAAGAAGAAAACCCGAAAAGCCTATGGAGCATAAAAGAAAAGCGGCAGTCAAGCGCAATCAACGCACTAAAGCTCAAGATGAGCAATACAGGGCTAACCATCGAACAGGAAGCAAAAGTAGAGGAAGAGACAAAGAAACAGAGATTTAGAAAAGCCAGAGGGCTATTATAGTGTCAGTGGGCCTAATCCTATCAAGAAGAGGATTAGGCCCACTGTTTATTTCAGCCTATTATATATAACTTGTTGTAGCCGTAATAGTAGGTGGTGTTGAAATGTTGAATACCATGAATTTTTATCCTTGGAACGATATTTTTTGGTTAATTTTAATGTTGATACTTTTGTGGATAACTTGTTGAATTGTTGAAAGTATAGCAAAATGCACAAAACCATTTGTGCAACTTTTTGTGGAAAACCTGTTGAAAGTGTTGAAAGTGTTGAAAACGCAATTAGAGGCAGTTCGGCAGCTGGCCGGAAAGTTACGTCATGCTCTTCGTACGGCGCACCGCGCCTACCGCATGACATTCAAGGCAAAGTCCGATAAAACTTTTTTCCAAAAACCTATTGACAAAATAGAAAAAGTATGGTATAATGCAAACAGAAAGAGAGGTAAGAACCATGAAAGCAAAATCTTTATGGCATCTGAGCATAAACGCAATCGGCGA